AACAGCCTGATCAATTTCTGCATTTTCTACAGTAAGATGAATTGTATGTAATTCTCCAACTCCTGCATGACCTGCAAGAAGATTTTTTACATTAATCATATCAGCATTAATCTGGTTAGATTCTATAATCTTAGCTGACAGCTTTTCAATATTTGCCTGTTCTGCATTAAGCACACGAGTAGCAATAGTGTCTGCTGATATGAGATTTGCATCAAGATATTTTATAAAAGCTGTATCAGCAGTAAGTTTATCAAAGACACCTTCTTTAGCTTTTACTAATTCAGCAACGATCATACCGGCAGTGATAGTACCGCCTGATCCGGATCCTCCTGTAGTAGTTCCACCTAACATTGAATTGAATAGAGGATTTGAAAAGATTTGCTTAATAGCTTCTGATGTAATGACATAATCAGAAGTAGAAGATTTGTTGACTGAGTTAACACGACCACCGGTTCTGTCAGAGGTCTGATTTAATGCATTTGTTAAAAATTCATTATCATTTGTTAATTTTGATTTATATTGGACCATGTTGGAAAAAGTAACTTCCATCGTTTCATCCATATCACAAGGATTATATCTGATTTCTACAACACGAAGTTTTACATATCGTGTATCAGATAGTCCTAATCGAACAAAATCATTTACTGCAAGCTGATCATGATATTCTCTGAATTCTGGAAGAGCATAAATATTTCCAATTTCATCTGTATAAGTATATTGCGGATGAGATTCTACATACAATTCTTCTACAGCATCTTTATATAATGTAATCGCTTTATCGACTGCATCGACTGTACTATCAAGAGTCGTAATAATAATATTTTCATTTGAATAAGTTGCTTGATTATACAGGCTCTTAATAATATACGTTTCCTTATCTGTAAACGCTGGATATTTTTCCTGTACTTTACCAAAATTTTCCATTAAAACATCTTTGGCAATCTGGTTTCGTTTTTCTTGAATTTCAGGTTTCTTAGCCGCATCATATTCAGCTTGACGTTCCTTTAATGCAGTTTCAGCCTGATCTTTTAAATTCAAATAATCCAGATATTTCTGATGCATTTGAGTGAAATATGCCTCTTCGTATCCAGAAAGAGGATTATATCCATCTGCATATCCATTCTTTTTTAGTTCTTTGATACATGAATCATATGTGGCAATTTTAGTTTTTAATTCTGCAATGCCGTATAATTTCCAATCTGTTTCATACGCTTTCATGATTGCTTCAGACTGAGTAAAGTATCCAAATTGAGATGGGGCATCTCCCATTTCAAGCTGCATACCACAGACGGTAAAGTCATAACTTCCTGTAAATGCCACATCAATAAGATGTGATGTTAGATTGAAAGAAGTATAAACTCTTGTCCAAGAAGATGTAATGTTATAAGAAATATTCTTTCTGTCCTCTCCGGTGTTATTATAACCAAGATAAAATGTACCGGATCCTTTTACAAAACAACTAAGAGTATATCTCTGAGATGGTTCGATACTGATATTGTGTTGATAGATACCACCATCTGTACCGGTTACTTTAACTCCACGAGTAATTCCGTATGCAGGTGCGTCATTAATTTGTACTGTTTGGAACGAAGAAGTTCCGGAACCTACCATATACCAATCTTGACCTAATACAACTGGATTTACACATGAGATGATGTTTCCTTTACCGAAACCCTCTATGGTTTCGTCTTGAGCTTGTAACGCAGCCACAATGGATGGAAGAGTATAGTTCATGATTGATTCGTACATAGGCCAATCGGATGAGTTTTTCAAATCTTCAAGATCAAAATTTCCTTCTTCATCAACATGAATAGACTCAAAACCTTTGATTATAGCCATGTTTGAATCATATGCATCTTTTAGATCTTCAACTTTTTGTCCGAACCAATTTGTCTGAGCAGTATCAATAGGGACTCTATTCATCAATTCAGCAAGAATGTCAAGATTTTTATTATACTCCCTAGATAAATTACAGTATTCATCTCTTCTTGATTCTATGTATTTTTGCCAAGCTGTATATTTTTCTTGTAGGATGATGTTCATATATGGTTCACGACAAAAATGAGAACAATCTGTAATTACAGAGTTTCCAAAATTTGCAAGATCGATATTGTAATCGTCAAGTCCATCAACATAAAATTGTGTTACCAAACTGTCGTCTCTTGATATTGTTACGCTATCTTGAATATTACGAAAACCAAGTACTACATTTGTATCTTTACCTAAACTATCCGGCTTATATACATTAATTAATAAATTTTCGGTATCAAATTCAAAAACACATTTATATGCAGGAGCAGCAGTTTGGGTGAAAAATGCATATACATTTTGATCGTCCACATCGAAATTACAAATTTCATTCGGAAGTAATACCTTATCATCATCCGGAGTGATGTTATCTACATATCCGATCTTCCATCCAGGTACATCCGCATGTTTCAGCACAATATGTAGAAAACTTAGATCTTCATTCTCTGGATTATAAAATTTAATTTGATAAAACTTATTAATATCATGATTTTTTTGGTACATCATTTCATAAGAATCTTCTTCGCCCATGTTAATTTTAAAATTTTTTAGTTTATATTGAGTAAGAGAGATTTCATATGATTCGGCGGTAATATCCTTTGTACATTGCATTCCGTCATTTGTCTCTGTTGGAGGATCCATAATTTTATACCAGATTCCGTCACAATACAATTCCATCATTTCATCAAGTTCTTCATATCCCTGAGATTCTACGCCATCTACATATTTATCAACTGTGAAAGTTAATTCTGCAGTATTATTAGTTCTTAACGTAACAGAAACAGTAGAAGTATCAATTCCACCTAATGCACAAAAGAATCGTTTTCCAGGTTTAGCCAAATAAATGATTGCAGATTCTGTATTTCCATAAATATCATAATTATGAATCATTCTCATGCAAAGGCACCAACCTTTCGTGGTTCCCTATATGAGATTTCAAATGTCGCGTCACCTGTAAATTCAAATATATTTTCTCCATAAGCAAGACGAGGCCAATAAATGTCATCTATATCCTCAATCCCTAAATCTTCAAATGAAACAATTGACTTTGTGATGTCGTAGATTTTTAAATTTCTACAATCTATATAGAAATCATCACTTTTTAATGCATTAATTTTCATTGTTCTACCATTATCGGTTTTATTCTTTATAGTAATTATCCCATGAGATTTTGGAGAAACTTTAATTGTGGGGTATACATAATCTTCCCAACAATCAGAATTGTTCTGAATAGAATATTCTCTAGGAAGAGTAGAAGAGGAAGTTGTTTTACATAAAATAAGAGGAGTATATCCCCATTGACTATCACAAGTTACTGTGTATGTTAGTTCATATGGAAGAGATGCATGTTCTGTAGATACCTCTGTAATTGTAGCAAAAAATTCGATTTCTTCTGAAAAATAATCGTCTCCAATAAATTTAAGAAGCCTTGGATATTGAGGGGATGTTAACCATGCATTAATGATTCTAATATTATTTGAAGTTAAATAATCAGAATCATTTGGAATAATAATTCCATTTTTTATATCAGCTGTATAATTCATAGAAAATTTTAAAATTCCATTATCTAAATATGGAGTATATGTTGGATCGTATTTTAAAATTCCATTTTTTAATTCTGGAACTACATTTTTGTTTCTGCATGGATTTCTCATTACGCCCATTTTGAATGAATAATTATCACCATATAATGTTCCGAACTGATTTTCTTTTGGTCGATATTTATTCTTTTCTCCTAACTGCAAAGAACGATTTACAAGAGTATCATTTTCTTCTATTCTAGTCACAATCAATCCATATTCGTCAGAAGTATGACCATTAAATTCAAATTGTAGCATTTTCTCACCTCTTTCATATATTTTTTAATATTAAAAGAGCTGTCTTAAAGACAGCCCTTTTAAATTAGCGAACTTTTTTCCAGTCACGTTTATTACGTTCAGTGATAATATCACCAATTTGATAAGCAAGTTTCTTAATATCTTGCTCATTATTGATTTTATCAACATTGATTGTAATATTACACTCACTATTCACACTTGTATCATTTGAAGACGATGGTAGAATAGTGGTAATTGGTTTCGCCATTCTAGCATTAAATTCATTCAGAGTAGCAACTGTAGGTTTCAGTTGATCTGTGAATTCTTTTGTCAAAACAGTTTCACCCGGATTTGCACCAATCAGCATAGAATCTCCACGCGGTATTAAAGCGTCCCCGCCGATTATATCAAGTATGCTGGCAGGAATACCTTTCCGTACAACACCACCTTTAGAGAATCCGTAGGATTTATATGCCTTCAGGATTTTATTTTTCAGAGTAGATCCCCAAGAATCATAGTTCTTAACACCCGGAGTATTGATCTGAAGAATATCTGCAAGCTGTTGCATTTCTTTTGGTCCGACTTTCTTACCTTTAGCATTAAAATATCCTATTAAAGGACTCACTCCGGCAGGAACGTCTGTCGCACCATCTGGACGATTACTCAGAGAATTTGTCCAATCTTTCAGATATGCTTTCTTAAATCCTTCAACTGCGGTATATGATTGATTGCTATGGTTTGCGCCGTTTTTATAAGCATATTCCATGGCATCTCTCAGATTATTACCTGAAGTCTCTTTGATTCCAGCTTTATCTGCATAATCCTTGATCTTCTCATAATGAGAATCCGGCATTACATGAACGGTACAAGTAGCTTTAGCAAGACCACCACCGCCAATAGCAGTAATGATACATTTTCTTGTTTTAGACTCATCACGCGCCATTAAACCGTTCTTATTAAGACCTGAAGACACACCGCGAACTGTACCATCAGAAGAAACTTTCGCAATAGATTCATCAGAACTTTTCCACTCGATATCAGAGTGTTCTGGTTTCTTTGGTGACCATGTTGCTTTAAGCTGTTTCTTGATATGACTGTATGTCAGATAAATATCTGTATCACTCAGCTTCAGAGTATAGTCTGTATCTGGTTTAATATTTGGACTTCCAGCAGTCTGAGAAGATCCTGCGTTATTCATTGCGCTATCAAATGCACTATTACCAGCAGATGAACCGCCATAAGGCTTACTGGTGTCAATTTTTGTAACACCTTCCCATGCTTTTGTTGCATTTACAGCAGCAGTATTAAAGTCAGCTGCCTTTGTGATCATTTGACTATAAGTTTGAGAAACTTTCATGCCATACTGATCCATTACGTCGCCCAGATGTTTATAGGTACTGTCGTAATTTGCTTTTACATTAGAAAGCATGCTGCCAATAATAGCTTCTTGGAAAGCTGCATTTTTCTTAACAGCATCAAGAGTATTGTCTAACGCCTTATTTGCCTCATCTGAAAAATTCTCATAGCCGGTATTTTTCATATCGACTTCATGCTGATGCATTGTATCGGCCATATCGTCTTCTGCATCTGCAAGTTCCGCACGTAATTTCTCAAGACGAGCTTTTGAGGCTGCATTTGATGTTCCTTCAAGTGCAGCGATCTGTGCTTTTAATGCATTGATATCTTTAGTTTTCTTCTTTAGAGTTTTGTCATAATCGTAATATTTCTCTTTAGCAGAAAGAGCATCTTTACGTTTTTCAATATTCTCCTGTAACAGATCGTTCTCTTTAGTAACTTGAGTGGTATACATATCAAGAAGGTTCTGTTTAAGATCAGCAAGAGTAGCAGACTCTTGTTGCAAACTCTTAAGCATTTCATCGGTTTTAGTCTTATAATATTCTGGACCAATTGCACCATTTTTATACATTTCATCCAGCTTATTTAATCCCTCACGATAATTTGCTATTTTATCCTTAGTGGCGTCAATCTGTTCTTGAACCAATAAAATATTGGTCAAACCGTTTGTAGAGAAGGCTCCATCATCATTATAGAAACTCTCTGTATCACCAAGTAACTTCTGAGCAGTCTGAAGCTCAGATACAAGATTTGAAAGTTTATTCTGCGCTTCATCAAGAGGTTTAAATCGAAAATCAATTTCTTCTTGAGCTAATTGTTGCATCGCCTCTTTGGATTTAATAATAGAAGCAGTGAGGTTATCATATTCCTCGATTTTCTTCTGCATTTCCTCATTGCTCCAAGCTCCACCGTTGGCTTGATTTGCTGCAATTTCTTCTGCAAGAAGTTGTCTTTTCTCTTCATCAGCACGAATAATTTTATCATAAGTTTTCAAACGCTCTTCATAATCATTGGTTGAAAGCTGATAATTAATATCATCAGCATTCTTTTTATAACTAAGAGAAGCGTCCTGCTTATCACCAGCTCTTTCCCAACGATCAATTTGCCATTGCTTTAAGTTCTCTCTGGTTTCTTCAAGAGCAGCTTTAGTTTCTTGGATGTGTGTATCAGCCTCAACAATAGACGTGTTCAAATCAGTTAGATTTTTCTTCATTTCCTGATAAGCTTTATCTTTTTTGTTATGACCATTCACATTAAGATAATCTGTCATGCTTTGCTGAACTTTATCTCTTTCTTTTAACATCCAGTCTTTCTGATATTGAGCATAACTTACTTGTTTTTTAAGATCTTTCCAATATACCGAACCGACTTTTTGAGATTTTCCGCTCTTTATACGATTTTCAGCTTTAGCTGCATAATATTCCTCTTTAGCTTTACGCTTACTAATGATCAGATCATAGGAATCGTAAACATTATCAACTTTAGATTTAGCTAAATCAAGTTCCTGAGTTTTCTTATCTCTATATTTTTGAACGGCATCAAGATACTTGTCGTACCACTGTTTATATGCTTCTACGGCAGCTTTCTGATTTGCATCCAATGTTTCTATATTAATAGTGCCATCTTGAACTTTTTTCTTCAGAGCAGGAGTAAGATATTTGCTTACTTCGCCATTGTTTGCAACTTCTTCGGACTTCCTTTTATAAACAGAGATGCTTGCTTTAGCAGCCTTGATTTCTTTATCTGTATTTTCAAGAGCTTTATTATAATACTTTTGAGCTTTTGTATAATGACTATAATCACTTTCGGCAAGATCTGTATACCTAGAAGTTATACGATCAAGACGATCCATAGCAACTTCAACCCAATCCATAGAATTATCATTCAGCTTCTTGATTACATTTTGAAGAGCTTCGCTTACTTCATCAGCCGCGTCACTTGTATCATCACTATTGTTTGATACCGCATCTGTATTATCTTCGATTGCATGTTGAAGACCAGAATTACCGGAGTTACCAGAATTTCCAGATCCGGCAGGTTTAACAGTTGCAGCTCCGCCTTGGAAATGGAATCCCGGAGTATTACCAGCAGCAGCATAGGCTTTCATAACGCCTGGAGAAGTAACAGTACCACTTGCATAAGCTCTGGCATGTCCTTGAATAGCCCCATGTTTAAGAAGAGCATCAGTTTGAGTAGTAGAGAATATAATGTCGCCCTTTTTCAGGTTCTCTATATGAGCACCGCCAGGAATTAAACTCCAAACACCATCACGAACAATTGATTCAGCGTGACCGTTGATACCCACTTCATTTACAAGAGCTTGCTGATCTTGTTTAATAGCAACATTTGTCCCACTTGCATGAGCTGGTGTGATGTTTAAAACATTGTAAGCGCTTCCTGTAGACTTAGCTTTGAACGTACCACTTGAGAGTTCAACTTCTTTACTCAAACCACCACTTGGCCCACCTGCATTTATCCAATTAACAGTTCCGGTAGCAGTGAATGAAGTTTGAACGGCAGAAATATCATTTCCCCAATGAACAGTACCATGAGAATAATGTTCGGTAGCAGCATAAACATCTACTAAACCTGTCTCATTAGACCATTTTACTTTTCCGTCGCTTTTTTTCTCTTCAGCAAGGTAAGCATCTACTTCTTTATGTTCTGGCTTGAAAGTTACAGTTCCTTGGCCTTGTTGTTCTTTTGTTAATGCTTGGAATTGAGTTTCGTCAATTTTAACCGATATAGCAGGTGTATCACCTGATAAAGATTTCAGGCTTGCTTTTAAAGCATCAATTTTAGATTGAGCATCTTCATCATTTAAATCAATTCCTGCAGCAATAGCTAACTGCTTATCGCCGTCTTCGCCATTCGCAAGTGCTAACCATTTATCAATATCAGTACTTTGATCCATAAGAACTTGAAGATGAATCTGAGTTTCTCGTTGATCAATCATAGATTGAATTGCATTGTATTCAGGAGAATCAACGTCTAACTTTAATTTTACTTTAGCTTTTTCAAGTTCATCAATTTGAGACTGTAATTCATCTATCGTTAATCCGTCAGTACTACTATCAATTTTGAATGAGAGATCAATATCCCCCTTTGCTTGCATCTGACGCAATGAAGCCATTCCGTCCTGAGTAGCTTGATCCAATTCATCAAGCCCGGTCATATCAACATTAGGATCAATATTAACAACACCTAAAGCTTCAAGAGCTGGTAGAAGAGCAGTC